GGATCAATAATGTCTTGCGGCATCCCCGGGTTTGCAACGTCCTCAACTGCTGCTCTAGATTCTTGTATAGATGCGATTAGAGCTTGTGGCATTGGCTGTTCTGGAGATACTCCTATAGGCCCGCCGGGAAGCTCGCTACCGTCTGCGCTTGTTCTGTTTTGCAGTTGATATGGATAGTTATTCTCTGAGCCTGATTCCTCATACATGCTCTCAAAGCCCTCGATCTGCTCAGGGAAATATATAGGCTTTGGTCGCGGCGATCTTGATACAATGTCAGCCAGATAAGAAAGTTGAAAGTTTCTCAAGCGCTGGGGGTCTTTTGCTAGTCTTGTGACCCCTTCGTAGTGTTCTTGTCCTTCAATAAATGCTCGCTCACCGTAATCTGGAACTATTGGGATATGCTCTCCAGCAATGACTTGCTTATCGAGAATACCTTCACCGCTTACGATGTATAAAGTGACAACGTCACGATATATCTCTTTAGAAGCTACAAAGTCCCAGCCACCATTGATAAGGTCGTCTTCGTTTTCTTTTAGCTCTTCCGGATCGAACTCTTTCGTGTTGCCGCCCAAATCGATCATGATGCTAATTTTAACTTTTATCGTTTCTTTGTAGTAAAAGCGTGAAACGTAATAAACCTCATCAGTCCCACCTAGCCAAGGAAACGAGTAACTGATTTCAGGGTAAGCGAATGATATTGCGTCTGTCTTTTCCTCTCCCGTTAATTCTTCTACTAACTCCCTGTATCCATCTTCAGAATAAGGGGCTAAATAAGAGCAATACTTCGCATCTGACTTGTCAATAAAGCGAGCGTTAGGATCCCAAAAAACGTTATTATTTGCCTCGTAAATTGGAATTCGCCTTATAACTTGCTCTCTGCTTCCGTTTCGGTTTGATTTGTATTCCGTTGTTAACTCCCAAGCTCCAACACCACAGACTACCGATTCTTGTAAAGCATTTTTCTTTGCTTCTTGACTGCGATTATTTCGCATATCTGAGCGATACATGCCATCAATAATATCTGCGCCGCTCTCGTCCGTGTCTTCGACTGGTTCAAAGTTAACTTGTATCGGGTTCGCGCTTAAATCAGACATGATTTGTCTTCCGGCTTTGCGAATAACGTTAAATTCACCCCTATACAATAACTGCGACTCTCCGAGTAGATTATCATCCCACTGAGTAACCCAGTAGAACACTAGATCGTCTGCCGCTCGCTCTCTGGTAACTTGGCCTCTTGTATACGCCTTGTCGTGTAGTTTAAGGATTTTTTCGTGATCTAGTGACATTATCTTCTACCCATAGCATTTAATGACCTTGGCATTCTTGGCTGAACTCTGTTAATTATACTTGACTTATCAAAAGAAATCACCGCACTATCAAAAAGGTTGGGTGATGGAACCTTTAACCTAGACCCGTCAGGCATTGGTATCCCCTTCCTTAACTCCTCTTTTGTGTAGAATCTAATTGTGTTACCTGGCTTAATCGGAGTCTTACAGGCTTCTGCTTTTAGTTTCTCCAACATTTCATACTTAATCGTTTCAGAGTCAAAGCTAATCAGTGTATCAGGGTCGTGATACTTACCTTCAACTACAGCCTCCCAAGTCCTAAACACTCTCTCCGCAAAGCTGATAACATTCTGTGACTTCTTGTTGTATAGGACGTCTTTGTTTAGTAATGGCTTGCCACTACTTTGAATGTCGGTAGTTTCAGACTTAAACACTGCATCAGGGCTGTGTATTGCACTAGAACCTTTGTATGCGTATATGGAAACTCTTTTGCCATTAAACGCCCTAGATACGTTATCCCTAAGTGTTGCCCCCAATCCATCAGCATCATAACCAAATGAATCACAGCCATCTTTAATAGCTTGTTGGCATGCCAAGTCCATCTTACGATTTCCGTTCTCACCTTCTATCTCGTCGATGCGAGTAAACACAATACCCTGCCTGGTAGTAAATCCAAACGGGTCATTACCTACATCAGAAGGGTCACACGCTGATATGATTGCGCCTCGTTTTTGAATGCCTAACTTTTTGTGAGCATCAATACAAGCCTTGAACCAATCCTCTTTGATTACTGAGTTAGCAACATCATCATTAAACTTTCCGTACCATATACCATCAAATCTAGATTGTGACATGATACCTCTCTTAACCTTTTGCCGGTCTTTGTCTAGTTCCTGCTGAAGTGATTCATCGTGCTTGAACCAGGGGTTATCTTCAAAAGTTAGCTTCACAATCATGTGATAGTCATCTTCATAGAAACCAGTCTTATCTATTTGAGCTTGATATGGAGTAATAAATTCTCTACTCATTGGGTCTTGGCTTGATCCTGTGTTCCACAAATACCAAAGTTCTGCACCTTTAGTATCTCTCAATGTAGGCCCTAAAGTATCGATAGTTGATTGCTTGGTTTTCTCTGCCTCTTCCATCAAGAAGTATTTAAAATCAGCCGCGCCCTTCATATCAATGATGTTTTGCATACCACCGAATACCATCTTGCCGGAGTTGGCATTGCGTATTTCCCACTTAGAAGGAACCGAAAGGAAGCCACCTAGGCCACTTCTTTTAACCGTAGCCTCAACACCTGAATAGATTGACTCCTTTAGCGCGGTCATCCTTTCACGTAGTGCATAAGCTTTACATCCTGTTGAGTGTATTTGTGAAACTAAAGTGTTTTGAGCGAATCTAGTCTTCATTCCACCGCGACCACCAAAGAAACACTTATATTTTTTATACCTAAGTATGAATGGCTCTAACTTCTCAACTAAAAGTACAGTAGGCTCTTTATCAGTAGGTTTCATATCACCTATAGTTCCCTCCCATCTACGAATGATGTTAGGGACCAGCTCACCGTCTACGTTCTTAACATCGTCAATAATCCCATAGACAGTAGGCTCTAAGGTTCCACTCACTGATTGAGCAAGAGGCTTTATGCGCTTGATCTCTTTTAGAATGCTATTCATTTACACCTAGCATCTCTTTAATTTGATCAAGTTCTTTTCGTATTTCTGTTACTTCATCAATCTTCAACATCGCAGCGATTGAAGATACAAAAATATTAGCAATATCGGGAGCTATAACCCCATCACTCGCAGCCCTAATAACTTGCGCGGCTTGTTCTGCTGGCTTTGCTTTTTCGTCAAAATCGAACTCGATAAGCGGAAAAGTCGATTTAAGTGGGGGCTCGATTCTTTGTAAGACTAAAGTTAAAAGTTGCGTGTTAGGGCTAGAGTCTTCTGAGCCATCTTGCCCTAAGGCTATCATTACAACTCGCTTTAGAAATTCATGCTCACCACCTTGCACGCTATCTCGTATAGCATCTAACATAAGCGTTTTTTTGCTCTTCCCTCTTGAGCTCATAGCACTACGGGACTCTGGCGTTATCTTATTTTTTGGGTTTTTATTTGCCATTCCTCAAAGTTTCCTCAAAGTTTCCTCAAATGTCTACATTAGTTAATGTATACCACCAAATTTCAAAACGCAAAAAGCCGCACATAGCGACTCATTTTTTAACCGATTTTTTCCCCTTGCATCCCCAAGCCTTGCGCCTAACTTTTACTTTTTCGGTCTTCTTTTGTCCTGAAGATCTAGCGCAGTAGTTATCCCCTCTTTTTGTGCCAGGCTTAGATATTCGTTTTCTCGTTTTCCCTTTTGAGTCTTTATATGTTGTACCGTCTGCGTATTTTTTGCTGGCCTTTTGTTTTTTTCTTTCCATCTATTGCCCTTTTCTTGATTGGTGCTCTACGTCTTTTTGTGAAATTGCTTGCTTTTTTGCTGCTTGCTTTAAAGCTCATAATTACTATGCTCTCTCTGTATATAAGCCAATCACAAAAACGATACCGCTGATTATTCCGCCACATAAAAGAGTGATAAGAGCAAACTTGAAATGCCTGATCAAGTCCCTGCCAGATTGTGCGGCATAATCTTTTTTTTCAAGATCTATTAAGCGGTCCTCTTGGTCTTTTTGATTTTCTTCTACTTTGTCGAACTTTTCTAGCATAAATCCAACCTTGCTTGTTAGATTTATTGTTGCTTCCGTGTTCTTGTCCATCTTCTCTAAGAGTGGATTTATCGTCACTTTTAATATTTCTACGTCTTTTTCTAGTGATGAGATTCTTGGTTCGTTCATGATATACGCCCGCCTTAAAAATTAGTGCTACGAAGTAGACTGCGCAGACAGTCATAGTGATTCCTGACACAGCAATATATAAAGTGTACTTGCTAATAATATCACCACTAGTAGTATATCTGACAAACCGAAAGGAAAAAGCGACGCGCTTGAACCTTGCACTATAGAGTCAATGTAATGCAAAATTTTGTTAGAATGCAAGCTGCTAACTGAATAAAACGCCATCACCACGTTTTCTATTGTCATTAACAAAAATACAAAAGCAGTAGATTTTTGGCACACAGTAACGTCGTTACTAATGACAAAACAGGAATCAAATATGTATAAAATTGATACAAGTGGGCAAGTGGCACAAAAAAGGAAGTAAAAAGATCTTAAATAAGCTCCAGCAAACACCACTTCATTGCTATAGCCAAACGACATGGCATAATTGTCAAAGCCAAAAAAAGCAGGATAAGCTAACCATGTTAGCGCCCAATATAAAACAATAGATTGTAGCGCTAACCAGTCAATGCTATTTTTTAGCTTTCTTGCGAGGCTTTTTAATGTAGCCGTTTGTTTTACATCCTGAACTTTTAACATTTCTTCGCATTTGCTTGCTCTCTCTGTGTGTTTTAGATTC